ATTCAAAATCTTTTTCAGTGTAGTTTGCTCCTTCTTGCAAACAAGCACGAATTGCATCTTTGTCAAAATAAGGCATATGTCTTAACTGCCTTAATTGACTTTTATTCATTTTGTGCCTATGTACTACATATTCACATTCATCTATATTAGTAGCTGCGGGGTCTGGATAAAAATCCCAACAACTTACAAACTCTATTCTAGGTACTCTAACTTCTAATGGATTATATTCTCTATCACCATCTTCATTATAGTTCCATTTATTTAATTGTTTATTAAAATTAAATGGTCCTTTAACAATTCCTGTACCTAACAATGCTGATTCTAATAATGCATTTCTTATTTCAGATGACCCATTAGATTCTTCAATTTGGTCATGAATAAGTTTTTCCATTCTACGACCAGCTCTTTGAGCCGGAGATAGTTCTGGAACTTGTGGTATAGGAGAAACTCCTTCTTCTAACAATCCAAATTTATCTAATGTTTGTTCTAACGTATCATTAAATAAACCTTTACCGATTGTTGCTCCCGGTTTTAAAGTTTTACCATCTCCTTCGTATCCGTAAGAATAAATATCTTCTTGAGCTGGGTCTTCTAATCTATTACCAATATTATCTGGCACTTCATTAGATTCAATACCGGGATTAGGTTCAGTATCTAAATAAGCTGATTCTGCTTCGCCTTCTGGTATTTTAGTTTCACTAATACCTATAGGAAACTTACCTGTGCCAAAAATAACATCTACTAATTGTCCAAAAGCTGCTAGTACTTTTGTTTTAGTTATCTTAACAAAAATTCTAGACTTTTCAGATTCTCTAAATTTAATATTTTTAGCATATAAACCACGATAGTTTTCATAAGCTTTTAACCAACGTGTTTCATCACTTTCTCTAGATTCTTCAGCTTGAGCAAAACGACCTTGAATAATACCAACTAAATTAATTCTTTGGTCTTCTTCAAGTACTATACTTTTACCAACCTCACCTTCTACATCTTCGTAGATGTTATCAGCATTTAAAAATGTATTATCGTTTTCTGCCATTAGTATCCAAACGTGCCATCCGATGGCTCATATATATCTGTTTTAATCCTCAACATTCTATCATAAGGATGGTCAAGTTTCGGTCTACTCATCAACATATAACGTAAAGCATCATATGCGTGGTCAGCCGAATGCGTATCTACATCCTCTGAGTTAGAACGTGACAAAGGCAGACTTTGTAATTCCTTTATTAAATTCGTACATGTACTTAATATTTGCAATCTAGGTCTACCGGTATTCCTGTCTTGTCGCAAATGTTCATGTATTTGAATCTTACCTGCTATTCGGTTCTTATCAGCTCGTCTTAATTTATGACCTTGTTTAATTAAGGTTTCACCAATAGTAGGACCAGTATATCCAGTCCTTGACCAAGCAGCAGTATCTAATACACCTGTTATTGACTTAACTTCACTACTTTCTAATTCTGTTATCTTACTACCTAGAGCTTCCCCTGTAAGACCCTTTTCGTATAATTCTCTATATATAATGATGGTCTTATCTTCAGGGTCAATTGCAGCCCATAGACAGCAACTTTCCGAAGCATATCCATAGTCTACTGCTTTTGTCCTCTCCCACCAAGTAGGTATTTCAAATGGAGTAATTACATGAATGCTTGGGTCAAACTCAGAAAAGGCAGCACCTTCACTAATATCCCAATTACCTTCTAATAACTGCTTTCTTTGTACAGCAGGTAACGAAAGTAACATTCGTTCATACTCACCGTCTTCGGCAAGGAAAGGATTATCCTGCAATCGAGCCGGGATAAACTTCCTAGTTAAACCATCATGACCTCTAAAACTTTTATTATGGTCAGCAGGTTCAACGTATCTCTTCTTAACCCATTGAGCACCAACTCCTCCCGGGTTGGCTGTGCAACGTAAATACGTTGGTAGCTCTGGGTCAGTTGTTCTTAATCTTGATGCTAGATAGTTCCAACCAAACTCGTTTGGTAAGTGTGTAATCTCATCAAAGCCAATCCAACTGTATGCTTGTCCTTGATAACGATACACATCTGCATCTCGTTCCAAAAATCCAAATTCTATTTTTGCTCCAGAAGGAAAGCTCCATAACTTTTCTACTTCTCTGAACTTAGCTCCGGGAAAAGCTTTTGGATACAATTCCCTAGATTTATCTATAAGTTCTCTCAGCTCTGGCATTGACCTTCTAAGTATTAAAGCTCTATGAGCCGACTTATGGCAATACCTCAGTGGGTCAATAAGCATTGCAAAGCTTTTTCCTCCACCGGCTGCACCCCCATAAAGAACATCTTTTTCTGATGCAGCTAAAAAATCTGTTTGCGGTCCTTCATTTGGCATAAATGCTACATGTGAACCGGTACTATCTAAATGTTCTTGTATTTCATTTGGAAGAACTTTTGTTTCTTCTTTTGATAGTACATTTGAAGTTAAAGCTTTTTCTTCAGCACTAACTTCTTTTTTTACTTTAGCTAAACTTCTTGTTAGCTTTTTTACTTTATTATTTTTTCTATCTAATTTCTTTTTAGCTCGTAAAGCTAATTGAACATCAGATAGTTCTGAATTCTTTGGTCTACCACCTTTTTTACGTGGAGTACCGTCTTTGTTAAGTATATAGCTCCCATCAGGGTTTGTCAAGTACTTTTCAGAATTTTTTTCCCATTCTTCCATACACTTTATCTACATGTTTTTTTAAACCGGGTCGAGATATTTTCTTACCAGTCTCTGCTTCTAACCAATCCACACCAATACCTAAACTAATCTCACCATGAAAAATAGCTTCAGATACCTCTCGCAAGATGTCCAATTCATGTTCAATAGGTTTTAAATAACCTTCTACTAGCTCATCTTCTTCATAACCAAAAGGAATAGTTGACGAAGACCGTCTGCGATATCCATTAGGTAACATCTTCATAATTATTTTTTTTTATCTTTTTTACCAAAAATCTTATCCCAGTTGTCAGCAAACTGTTCATCGCTAACTCCTTTCGCTTTTGCTCTGGCTTTATTACGAGCCATGCTATTACGTTTAGCTGCTGATTTAACTTTAAAATGTCCTGCGTATGGCATAATAATTATTGATTATGACAATTTAGTTGTTGTTGTCTTATCAATTCTTTCAATTCTTTTTCTGATAATAGTTGTGGTTGTTCTTGCTGTGGTTGTGCCATTATATTACCATTTTACTTTATCTGCCCACCATGCTGCTGACATTTTACCTTTCTTAATGTTTTTAGCATGACGTGCTTTAAAACTTTTACGTTTTGCTTTCATTCGAGCCGACTCGCCTTTTTTAGGTTTACCTGCTGTACCTTTTAATGTTCCTACTTTTTTACCTTGTTGTCCAAACCTAATGGTTTTTATTTTATCACCTTCTTTTGCAACGACTACGTGTGACTTAGTAGGATGGTTAGGAGTACGTTTAGGTTTATTATACCCAGATACTCCAGCTTTTTCTAATCGTGAATCTTTCTTTTTAGTCATTACTTCTTTTTTTCTTTTTAGTTTTTCGATGTAAGCCATGTTGAGCATGTTGTTTACCTTTGGCAGTAGCTTCTCGTTTCTTTTTATTAGCTGCTGCTAACTTACGTCTTCCTGCTGGAGTTGATTTAAGTTTTTTAATTTTAGCTTCTGGTGCATATACCTCACCAGTCTCCGAAGACTTCTTACCGCTTGGAGTTCGCCATTTTTGTTTAGTCCACTTTCTAAGACTTTTTTGACTTTTTTTGAGTGCCATAATTATTTATAGCCGCCACCAGCAGCTTTATACTGTTTAGCTAACATTTGAGCTTTACGTGCTGACCACTGCCCGGGTTTACCACCTTTACTACCTGCTTTGATTTTATTAAATAATCTTTTACGCATGGTAGGTTTAGTATAATTACCGGCTTTATTTACTGTGCTTTTTCTTTTCTTCTTTGCTGCCATTTGATTCAAAAAATAATTTTTTTACCAAAAAATAAGTTATCATAAAACTTATAAAGGAAATAATAGTTGCACTCATCTTTGGTTATGTTGTCTATGTTTTACTTTTGCTTCCCAATCTGCTATTGCTTTGGAAATACTTTCTTCGGCTAAAACACTACAGTGTAGTTTTATTGGAGGTAAATCTAGGGCTTTTGCTATATCTGCATCTTTTATTTGTTTAGCTTCGATAATTGTTTTACCTTTTAACATATCAACAAACATAGTGCTAGAGGCTATTGCCGAACCACAACCATAAGTTTTAAACTTTACATCTTCAATAATATCACCATTTAACTTTAACTGCAACTTCATAACATCGCCACAAGCAGGTGCTCCGGTTAAACCAGTAGCCACATTTGGGTCGTTAGGGTCAAATCTACCAACCGCATGTTTGTCAGGGTTGTTTAAAACACTTTCAAACCTATCTACTACTTGTCTTGAGTATGCCATTAGTGCAGGGTTCGAGGTTCTATATCTCGTTCTAAATAGTGCATTACTGTACCATCAGCAACGATTTCTTGAAACTCACCAATTAAAATTAAACCGTTGAAGATAGCAGCTTCTTCAGCTAACTCCCAAGTCTCGGCAAGTATGTTAGGACCTGCGTATCTTTTACCTTCTTTTTCAACTTCTGTCAGAAATATCTTCATAATAAATCGTTTAATCCTAATCCTAATATGAAACCTACAAAAAACCAAACACAAAACCATACTGGTTCATCTTGTGCAAATTGATATATTTTATTCAGATAGTTCTTCATAATCTTCCTTATCTAAATTAATTGGAGCTTTATCCGGCATCAAAAAGATACCACTGCTCACATTATGATTAACATCTAATTTATCTACTTTAGAAACTCCTACTCTATCTAATAGAGTTTGAGCTGCTGCTAACTTATTATTAGCCTGTACAATTGGTCTATTAGACTCCATAATCTCCACAAGCTTAAATGCAGCTTTGGGAGCAGAGTTTGCTAAGACCTCCTGAGTTAATTCTAGGATTTCATTCTTTAATGTCTTAACAACATGGTGATAATGACTAGTATATCCAGCCAACTCAGCAGCCTTTTTAGCATCTCCTTGGGTTTCAACTAGGTGGTCCAAAAAAGATTGCTGCTTTTCGGTTAACTGTCTTTGATTATCATTTGTTGCACTTGGAAGTATTGCCATGTTATCTAGTATACAGTCGTAAAATAAAGTTGTCAAGGCTATTGACAAATTCACTTTTATTAGGTATAATAACTTTAGTGCCCCCCGGGGTTCACTATAGTAGATGTAGTCCAAACCAACCCTCCCAAAAACTCCCAAGTCAGTTAAAAGAATCCATCGGGTTCGGGGCGATTTTGTAAACCAGATAAGTCTAACTGGTTAATGCCCGGTTTCTGTAATTTTGTATGAGTATGCTATAGATATATGGGGGAGGGGGGGTGGCATCCTGCCCACCTGCTAGACTTCGAAGACCTTACCAGATTAGAGCCACGCTTTGCAAGACTTCAAAGAGCTAAAAAGGTACAGCTAACACACCAGAAACCTAAAAAGATTTATCAAGTTAACAAAGTTTTCTAAGTTTTTAAGTGTTAAATTGCTACCAGAAAAACCCCCCGAAGACTCGAAAGACTTCGAAGGGCTTCTCATGCCTTTATTTTTTTAAATGCTTCTCGGTGGTACTACTTGCATTATCTAGGGGAATTAATCAACTTGAGCATCGATATACTTTTCAATCTTGTTAAAGTATTTCTTAGCTAACTCTTTATCATCATTCAGAATAGTATGAGCTTCGAATTGGGAAAATTTTTGTTCCCCTTTTAAGCACCCATAAATCCTAGAACGCCACGTAAAAAAGAAATTAGCACTCTCTTTGTCAGTTTCAAACTTAGAAGACTCTTTAAGCCGATTAGCTTCTTTACTTGCTACCGCAAATACAGATTTTTTACTAGCTTGAATGCCTTTCCAATTTTCTAACGTCTCTTGTGATATTCTCATCAGTTTACCTCTAAATTGTTTATAGAATCATGAAGACTATTAACATAGTTCTCTAGCCCTCTCTTATTTTTCATATCATCGCAAATAATGCCTTTTGGTTTTTCATCCTTGAATGACAATCTCAAAACTATTTGCATTGCTTCTCGAAACGAAGAACACTCATAGACATCACCGCTTTTATTAACTATATGAATCATAATTTTACCTCTATTGATTTAATTAAAATTTAAGTTATACAATTTTTATTTATCCTAGTTATTCCTAGCTTTGCAAACTATGTTTTATTTTGCTTTGAGTTCAATCCCGCTTGAATCGGGCTTTTCCCTCTCTACGCCTGTTTTTTATACTCGCCCTCGTTACGAGTTATGTACATATTGCCAAAAATAAAAACTAAATGCAAATTTATTTTTCCAACCAATACACACTTTTAAAACCTTGTCAATACTGTAAATTTATACAGCATTAAAATCTTTGTACCTTTCAATGTACCTTTAAATTTTTATGTACCTTTTAATCATTGTACCTTTTTATCTTTTGTACCTTTGAATTTTTTTGATGTACCTTTTTCAAATTGTACCTTTTTATTTTTCAACAACCAATACTAATAATTGCGATTGAGGGCTATTAAATAACACCCCTAGATTTGTTGCGGAAGATAAGCGACAATGGAGGGAGTTCAACGAACATATTAATATATATAACTATTGAGGGCTATTATGATTAAAAAATTTACAAATAAACAACAAGCAGAGGAATATATTAGAGCATTAAAATATTCATTTGTTGAGGATATTTCTTATAAAAATACTAGAGCTAAACTATATCGCAAAGGTGGATTGAGGGCTATGTTAAATACTGAGTATGATTATTTAAATAATTATAGTATGGACATGGGAACTATTTATATCCTTTCCACATGGAATCGCTATTAATATTAAACACTACTTGACGTGTGGTTTGGCTCAAGGTTATACTCTTTAGCCCTATTGAGGGCTGATTAGTTTTCTTGATAGAAAAGGTAAGAAGAAGTCAAAGAGCTATAAAGTATCTTTAAAGAACATTAATACTTAAAGACATGTTGACTTTTCTGGGTTGGTTCGGTTAGACTTTGCGAGGTCTCGGAGACACACTATCGGTCTTTTGCCTTGAGAAGCACAGTTATTACCGATATAAAAAAACTAACTGAAAACTTATCAGGGTGGTTTGTATTATAACCTAGATTAATATAGAGATATGAACCACAAGTGGTTGGCTAATGCTAATAGAAACTGGGAGTAGAGTGTGTTCATATACTCGTAAATCTTGAACTTAGATTAGCTGAACCACCAACAGTCTTTAGTTCCTATAGAAAGACTTTAATACCGAGTTAGGAGAAGTTGGTAGACCTTCTAAAAACTACCACAGATTTCATAACAGAGTTCGGCTGATTAAAATGAGAAGTCGAAACCTAGTAAGAGAGCCGAACTTTGTCTCTCCTAATAACTCTGCTAGGTTTCGCACATGATAAACTATATACATTATTGGAGGTGTATTATGACTGATAAACAAAAATTTAAAAATGATTTGAAAGAAAAACTAGAAGATACTTTCGGTAAAGATTTTGTTAATGAAAAAATTAAAATTGTTATGTACAAAGAGGAAGAAGATGAAAGTTAAAAAATTATTAGAAATACAATCTGTTATCGAAGAAAGTAAAATACCTTGCGATATGACAAATGAATTTAAATATTGGTCAAGAAGCAAAGGAGATTGGGTAAATATACTTGACATGGATTTAGTTCATGTAGTTCGTGCTTTAAATTTTGAAAGTAAATTAGAACTAGAACGATATCATGATAAAAATATACAAAAGATTAAAGATTTTATAGAAGAAATGGAGGCACAAGATGGCATTGAAAGAGATTAGTTTGCATAATGTAGAACGAATAGTTTTAAGAACTAGAGAACACGAAAGTGCTGGTAAGACTTTTGGTAGCAAAGATATTATTATTGTTCATAGTGGTGGACAAGAGTTTGAAATATCTTGTTTGATACCAGAAGAAAATTTAAATACTTGTAAGATTGAGGTAGAGTAATGAGCTATGTAAGTTTTGATTCAGATGATATATCAAAAGGGGCAGATGCTATGCGATTATTTAGTGGCATGGAAGATGTTATTTATGATATGTGTGAGTACGATTACTCAGAAGCTAAAGTAAAACTCAGAGAAGGTTATACTTTGGAGGACTTAGTAAATGGTATTGCAGTTGCAATATTAGGGGATGCTGACCAATGGCAGAGTTTAGAATATGCAAGGCAACGAGCAGAAAATAAGGAGGAAGCATGAGTAAAGATAGCATATATAAAAGTTTTACTTTGGCAGACAAGGTTAAAATAATAGATGATGTTATAACAAGAGAAGTTGAATGGGCAGATGAGCCGACAGATGATATTCAAAATGCTTGGGTTGATATCAAAAATATAGTTAATAAATTTTACAAGGAGGAAGCATGACCATAACAGAAAAAGAATCAATCATTTGGGCTAGTGGACATTACTTAACGGAACATTTACCAGAAGAATATGATGAATGGACAGATAAAGAACTTGACAGCCATTTATTAGAATTTGTTTGGCAACCTTTTGAATATCATTCAGCAGAGCAAATTTGGGAATACATAGAAAATTTAGCTTATGATTTTAAAGAAACCATAAAACATAAATTAAAGGAGGAAGCATGAGTAAATCTCGCACAAGCAGTTATGCTTTTACTGTATTTAATCCTAATGATAAAGATAAATCAGAAGGTTTAGATGAATTAAAAAAGCTAAGAAAAACAATAACTTACACTAATAAGTTAGGACTTACTAACCATTATGTGAAGTGTCAAGGTAGATGGGGTAGAAAAAATCCTCACTACAATCATAGAAGAATTACTTTTTGCCCATTAGAACATGCGGTAAAATGGGATGTATATTTTTATAGGATGTAATTATGAGTATGACAGCGAAAGACCATATGCAAATGATGGCAAGGATTAGACAAGGTTTAGAACCTTTTCCAAATAAGATTAAACCAAAAGTCAAGAGGGCAAAAAATGACAACACTACTAACAGTACAAGGTAATCCTAAACTAATAAAAGGCGATAAGCTACATGACCAATGGACAAGTGCTATCATGCATTTACATCCAAACAGCACTAAGATATGTCCTTATCAAGATATTGCTAAATGCAAAGATGCTTGTTTAAATACTGCTGGTCGTGGTGGTATCTTTAAAAAAGGCGAGACTACTAATGTTATTCAAGAAGCTCGTAAGCGTAGAACTAAAATGTTTTTAGATACCCCAGAATTATTCCTTGAAAAACTTTATGATGAGATATATAAGTTTGAGCAAAAGGCAAAACGCTTAGATAAAAAACCTTGTGTCAGATTAAATGGTACATCTGATATTCAATGGGAGTATCAAGAGCTTCAAGGGGCTAATGTCTTTGATACTTTCCCCGACATACAGTTTTATGACTATACTAAAATTCCTACTAGGAAAGTTAGTCAGATAGAGAATTATCATTTGACTTGGTCGTACTCAGAAGCTAATAAAAAATATGCTTCATGGTTTGACAAGTTGAGTTATAATATTGCAGTTGTATTTAATCATGCCCTACCCTT